TGTTGATGTTCTTTTGCATCTCTTATATTAGAAACAGGAATCGAACTCAGGATACTGGAAGGTATCTGTCGGATAATCAATGATATTTATGTCGGTCGGACCATAGTTCCAACCATCGAAATTGTTAGGATCGAACGGAGAAACCACGCCAGGATTGGTGTTGTAGTTAATGGGGAAGACATTCGGGTTAAAGATTGTCGGATCAACACCAGGTGGGATTGTGATCGATACAGAATACGGATTTACCGCAATAGGAAGTCTTTCTGTGCCATCGGGTGTACCACCGATTGCAAGAGGACCAACGCAAACTTTACCTGTTGCATAGTCAACAGATCCGACATTATTATTCAAAATCAATTCCTTCTCATTCCTTGTGGTAACTAGAATGAGTGTTCCACGCCCATCATCTCTGATGTTCACTGGGACTAGAGTTTCAGTGTCAGTATTTGCAGTTGTGGTTGCAAGTTGAGTTGTGGACATTCCAGCACCAACTACGTCAACCAGTTGATCGGTGTATCCAGTAGCATAGAATGTACCAGACTTCACCGTAGAATATGTAGGTAAGCAAGAACCACCATCACCAGTGCCATCATCAGGTTGTTCACCTGCAAGATCACCAGGGTTATGAATGGGGTTGTTAAAGTCAATACACTGTGTAAACACAGTACCAAATGTGAATTGGTCGAGGTTTTGACCCAGAGTCATTTGTGTGACACTACCAGAGATTGAATCATCGGTATTGTCAATCATATTGTTATACTTTGAACCTTCTACACGTCCACCGAATCTATTCGGTTTGTTTGCAGCATTGAACTTGTCAATATTGCGGAGAAGGTCTGTTCTCAATTCGGCATCACTCTTACTTGTTTTGTTGCCGTCATAGTATGCCCAAGTCTTAGGAATGATAAAGTATTCGACTGGATCGGTAATGACTGGTTCAATCGATGCCATTGAATACTTCAGAAGGTCATTCTTAATATTCAGTTTTGTTGTAGCATTCAACTTGTTACCCGCTTTAGAACGGATGGCAATAAACACCTTTCCGTAAATAGGTGGACTTAACTTCTCGCCACCATATGCAGTAATAGATGAAGCCTGTGGATATATGGTAGATGTGATGTATTCATAGTCTGCCTCTGTAACTGCTCTGTTCTGCGTCGCATACGCCCTAGGAGCGTTGAATTTGATGCTCAGAGGTGATTCCCTTGTCTCACCGTCTTGAGCGGCGTCTATGGTCGTTACAGTGATGTTCTGTGGGGGAATAGGACGCCCTTGATCATCAACGATTAAACCAGTAAAAGCAAAGTCAGTACATCCGTTTGCCTCTTCACCAGCGGTGCGGACATAACGCATCTCAATAACTTCACCATCAACCAACTTACGTCCTAAAACACCATCACCAAACACTGCCTTATATCTAAGGTCATCAACTTCCTCAAGGAAATATACACGACTGTTAGAGTCAAGGTTAACAACGTTTTGTGAGGTTGAGTATTCGTCTGTCTGTGAAGACTGGATATTGGGACGAACAAAAACACGAAGTAGTTCTGTATCTACATTATCCGATGGAATTATAAATTCTTGTCTCTGAGTATCATCAACGGTATATGTAAATGTCAGCAGGTTGCCTTGATAGAATACGAGTTTACTAAACTCAGCAAGTCCTGTCTGTGGATCTACTGAAACTTGTACATCATTGACCACACAGAATACAAACGTGTCAACAATGTTGCGCGAAACAAATACATCACCTTTTCTAAGGGTGACACTTTGCGGGAAGTTTGCGGAATTACCTACAGCAGATGTTTGGACATTAATTGCAACACATGCCTTTGCTGCTTTAATTGACCTTGGTGTATAATTTAACTGCTTAGCAATACGGACGATATTATCTCTGACCGTTGCAGATTCCAGGAAAGTTTCATTCAGCGCCATGTTAGCGTTGAATGCACTATAGTAAGTATTATATGCTAGAATATCAATCAGATAAGCAGCACTAGATCCCTCAAAGTCGTAATCACTAAACTCGTCACGAGTTCTGAGGTATGATTTGATTGACTCTTTGATTTCTAGGAAATCAAGAGCGGTTAATTGTGAGGGTACGGCTGGCATGTTATGCTCTCTCTAAGAGGAAATCGACGGTTTGTACTACGGTTTGTCCTGTAATTCTATAATCAAGTTCAATCGCAATAGAATTGGTGTCCTCCGAACCTTCAATTCTCACATCTGTCAAAGTGACACGCGGTTCCAAGCGGTCAATGACGTTAAAGATTTCTGTTTTCATCTCTTCAACCAAAAACACATCAAAGGGTTCAAACAGTAACCCCTTGATGCGTGACCCGATTGCAGGTTGAAACGGACGCTCACCAAATGTAGTGAGCATCAAGTTTTTTACAGATTGTTTAATAGCGTTATCGTTCCTCACGATACCAAAGTCCTTAGTATTAGGGTTAGCATTGAAAGAGATCGCGAGATCTTTGAATGCCCTACTAAGAACTTTTTCTGATCGGAACCTATAAGCAGGCATTAGGAGGTCTGTGGTTTAGTGGATCTTTCACGACGCTTACGCGCCATATCTAGATATTTATCAGACTTTGGGTCGGTTATTAAGACCACGGTTCCATGGTCCCTCTCCATCATCTCTCGATTGTGGTCAGGAATGTGATTAGTTGCCATGGTTCCTCCTGTATTTAGAGTTAATCGAGTTGAAATGTAGGTGGATGAAAAGCACAGTATTCATTGAACGTGATTTTCATCTCCTTATTGCTGAGATTGCAATGTTTTGCTGCTTTAGGCAAATTCCATTTGGCAGACCACAGCATTTCCATTGCTTTTCTGGTCTCTGGTCTCATTTACCCTGACCTCTGTAACGCTTACGAGCAGCATTACGGGACGTTGCAGAATATTTAGTATGCTGACCATTACCCTGACGAGATTTTTTCGGTCTTACCTCAATGTTAGACGAACCTGAGAGTGATTTAGATCTAGTTGCCATTTTGTAGTGAATAACGACTTTATTATTATAGCACAGTTATGATGCAAGGACCGTAGCGGATCCCCATGCGATAACTGAGGAGCATGGATAAGACCATCCAGGGAATCCAACACCCAATGGGTCTAGAATCCTTCCGATGGGTAATTTAAGAGCAAACACAGTCAAAGTAGTTGTAAATAAAACTCTTGGGTGACCAACACCGCCAAAATCTTCAATAGTTAGGTTAGAACACGGTATGGGTGTTGGTATAGGACAAGTTGCCTTACCACATGGACACCAATAGATGATAATATTTGTACAAACACTAATATGGGGTGTAAAAGTGTCCCCCAGAATCATAATAGGCAAAAAGTGCACAAGCACCGTCGCTCTGAGCGGGTTTAGTGCGCTTAGAGGAATAAGTGGAGTCGGTGGCCACCAACATGTGAACTCTTTTACCTTAATAGTGTAAGGAATAGGTGGTGTACCGCATGCCTGGTGACTATGAATGGTTGGAGGCAAGCAAAGTCCATGTCCACTGCACGGAAGACCGTTATGGAAAGCAACAGGTTTTAGAAATCCATACGCCATGTCTAGAAACCTCTGTCCGCACCAATTACATCAGCGATATTTTGAGAACCACCGTATTCAACATCACATTCTGAGAAGTAAGGGTTACTCAAGTATTGAACTGCCTTTGCATAAGTTTGTGTTGTACCAGTAAGGTAATTGCGAACTCTTACCTCACCTTCATATGGTCCCATGACCATTAGGTTCATACTATTTACACGACCAGGTTGAACTGCGATAGCAATATCCATAACATCATGAACTGCGGCGCATATACTCATCAATGGCGCAACATTATTGTAGGTATCTCCTGAAATACCATCACCATTTGCATCATATCCGCAATAAACTCTCAAAGGACCGTCGGATGCGCCAACTCCTCGCACAAAAGTGTCCCAACATACGTTTGGTGGTTGCCCACCCGACCATGGTGCCGCAGCAATACCTGTATATGCATACGATGCTGTTGTTCCAGAACTTCCAGGGTTATAACCAGGTTGCCCTGGGGTACCAGAAGGCGGTTGAACCGTAGATTGCAAGATCCATGAGGCTGAAAGTCCTGGACTATAGGTCAAATTGTCATGCAACCAGAGTTGTAACTGCTGAAACTCAGAATATCCTGATTGATTGTAGTCAAATGTGTTTTCATC